TCAAGGCTTCTTCTGCTTTAGCTTTTGCTTCATCAAATCCTGATGGACTGAAATCGTGAAATCGTCTGTCTATTTCGTCTGATAGAGCCTTCTTATTCTCCTCAGCCTTAGCTTCAGCGAGCTTGATTTGGTCATTGAAATCTTTTTTGATTTGGTCAACCTTGGCATCGAACCCTCTATCAGCTTCTTCAATTTGGTTTTGAAGTTGCTTCTCAAATTCGCTAAATTGTTCAATTTTTTTAGTAATCGTGCCAGCGTACGAATATTGCACATCATTGCCAGCTTTACTGTCGGCACTAATACGACCACGAAGCCCACCTTTAAAGTTGAAAGATTGGCTCAAAACAGGGGATTTGAACGTTTCTCCCTTGTTGGTTTTGATTGTCACCCATTGACCGACATCAAGTAACAGATGTCCTTGGAAGTTCAAGTTGAATGGATAGTATCGAATATCCTTGATATTGTGATAAAGGTCATCCAAAATTGATTGAGTCATGAACGGATTTTCAATTTCAAGTGAACGACCTGTACGCAATCCGACCGTGAGTGTTTCTTTATCTTTCTTACATGTAATACCTGCAATTTGATACTCGATCTCACTCTTGGTCAATCCGTGCATGAAGTAGCTATCAGCAGTGATCACAATTCCAGAGTCTGTCAATTCCTTAACTTCAAGTTTTCCTTCACGATTGAAAAAACAAGACATTCCGAGCATTTGAGCTGATAGCCCTAATACTTCTCGGAATGTCATTTTTTTATCTTCAGGAAGTTTGTCAATTCGATAATTCATGGATGCAATACCCATGTTTTTATTGGCAAGTTCGATACCTGTTTTTAGACAGATTTCTTTGATAACGTGCCTGATTTCTGCTGGGTAGGTTAAGTCTGTGACATATTCACGATTCAACTTAAACATGCCGTCCATAAGATCTAATGTAGTGGTGTTACGGTTGCGATCAATTTCAATGTCGTTGATAAAGTATTCGCCCATTTTAACCCATTCATAGGTTCCGTCAGCCAAACCAATAGCAATCTCTGGGGTTACTTTGTCTAGCTTATTGAATGTCGTGATAATACTTGTGAACGTAATCTTGGCACTACCTGCACACGTTCCACCAGGTTTATAAGTATCACCCTTAATATACCCATAATCAAAAGTAGCCTCTTTGATATCACCATCCCAATACTCCCCAACTCTGATAGTAAAATCACGGTTTTTAGCAAACATCGCTTCATCAAATTTCTTTCGTCTGAATATATCCATGTTCTACCTACCTCTCTATCAGATTGAACTTAGCACCAGACCAAGGTTTGAACTTCTCAGTAAATGAGTAGCTTGGAGCTGTTCTGTCCCCTACATAAAAAGTCTTGGTTATTTGACCTAGAATCGGGTCAGGATATGAAACATCAAAAAAGACTGCTGATACAGCATTTAAAATCTGACTCATTTCATCTTGAGTCAGCATGCCCCATTCACAGTCTAGTTTGCGTTTAACCGCGATACGGTCACGCACCATGTTTCCATTTGCGTTACGCCCTGTTTCTCCGTCGATATCCTGAATACCGACCTGAAAAGATTTAGGAGGCTTAACAGCCACCCCGTTAATAATTAAGCGTGCCATTTTACCTCCCTTTAAATGTTAAGCAAGACTTGTCCTGCACGTTCTTGTTCTCTATTGATTTCTTGAATAGCTACACGTCCGAATTCGTGTCCGCCAATTTGAATTACGATGTCGCCATTGCCACTAAATCCTCCAGATTGTGGTAAACCACCGCCCAAGGCATTGACTACGGCACCACCTACGATACGACCCATAGTTTGTAAGAAGCCTGTGTTCTCAAGTGGCATAACAACCTCTTTACCAGCTTCACCAATCATGGCCACAGTAGGACTATCAACGATACCACCACGAGCCAAACGAGGAAGGCTGACATAGCCAATGCTTCCTAGAGATACTCCAGGGATTTTGTTGATCATGCCGATAACACCGTTAATCATACCGATGAAGCCATTGACAACATTCTCAATAGTACCTAGAACCGCATTAACTGCGCTTCTGAAAGCACCGCCTACTGCACTACCGACCATTTGACCTGCGTTGACAAAGATACTCTTAACTGTGTTCCACACTCCGGAGAAGAAGCTACCAATCGTGCTGAATGCGTTAACTACTGCATTATAAGCGCTCGTGAAGATAGTTCCGAACCAAGTAGCCACGTTAGCAAGTGCATTCGTGACATCGTTCCATCTTTCACCAAACCAAGTGCCAATATTAGCGAATATCCCAGTTAGTCCATTCCAAGCTTTTTGGAACATATCCGTGAACCAGGTGCCAACGTTTGCTAGAGCGGTCGTGATGTCATTCCAGCGAGTTGCGAACCATTCTCCAAGTGGTGTGAAAATGGCAACAATACCGTCCCAAATTCCTTGGAAGATTGCTACAATCGTATCCCAAATAACTTTCAAAACCGCTACTGTTAAATCTAACAAAGCTGTGAGAAGCGTTGATAGGATGTTCATGAGGGCATCGCCCGTTTCGGTGAAACCATCAAAAATCTTACTCATATCACTCGTAAGAATACCAGTGATGATATCAAACACGCCTTTGAGGAAGTCGGCCACGCCTCCAAGTATATCAGCGACTGTGTTGAATAATACACGGAAGACTTCTCCAATGTATTCAAGAGTTGGAGCTAGAACTCTCGTCAATTGCTCAACGATAAAGCCAATTACTGGTGCAACGTAAGCAGTGATGACTTGTGACATTTCTTGGAAACTTGCGATCATTTCCAAAATCTTCTGTATCATTGGCGATATGTGCTTGCCAATTGTGTCCGAGAAACCTTGACCAAGTTTTTTTATAATAGGTTGAATGTGATTATTCCAGCCTTTTACAAACAAACTGACAATGCTTGATATAGCTTTCGTTGTTGATTCAATCGATGGTCTAATATAATTATCATACACTCGACTAATCGAATCTGATAAGTCATTGATTGCTTGTTCAGCGCTTTCAAAGATTGGAGCGATGTCAGATAATGTATTTGAGAAAATCTCAGCAATGCCAGGCATGTTATCCGTAACAATTCGCTCGATACCTTGCATAAGGTCGCCACCAAACTTGTAGCTAATCTCTACAATGCTTGAACGAATCGCTAAAACAGCAGACACAATCGAACTTCCGATACGAATAGCACCAGTTGATGTAATGACATCATAGAATCCGTCTGCAAACGCTTGAGCGATGTTTCCGGCAGAGGCAAACATATTGCCCGTGTTCTCAAATTCTGCCACCAGAGCGCGGATGATGCGCTCTTTTTGGCGCCCTAGACCATTTGCGATGCTTTCAGCAAGAAAGACACCGATGCCGACTCCGACCGTTCCGATTGAACCTGCAATCTGCCCTAGTGCATAAGCGATTTTCTTAGTCATGCCATTAAAGGCATTAACTACTCGTGGATCAGTTGCAATTTCTTCAAGCGTAGTCTTGATTTGACCAAGACCAATCTTGATACGTTCTAGACCTTCAGCTCTAAATGCAGCGGTGAAACCTTTGTTAAAGAGGTCTGTTAAACCTTTCAACTTGTCGCCAAGACCATCAAAGATGCTCTTGAATTGGTTATCCATGTCGGTAAGAGCAATTTCTGGCAAGATATCTTTGAAAGGTCCGCCACCGCCTCCCTTTCCTTTCTTGCCTTTGCCTCCACCGCCACCGCCTTTACCTTTTCCGACGCCGTCATCATCACCAGAATCGTCCTTCTTACCTAATAGGTTGATTTCATCAAATCCCATTAGACCAAGCAATTCTTTAACGGCTTTTTTAGCTGACTTGGCAGTGTCGTCCAAGTTATCGGCCATACCACCTGAAGCATCATCTGCATCACCCATAGCATCTGCTAGGTCTCCTGCACCGCCTGCTGCATCTTGTAGCGAGCCGTTCATGTCATTGACCGCTCCGGCTACACCACCGTCTTTTACAGTCGCTTTCTTGTTAAACATTAAAGCGATGAATTCGGCCAATTTAGCAGTAACGTTCTTCAGTACCATCGCAAACGAGTTCAGGACTGGCATGATAGCGTTGATAATTGGTAAGAATGCGTTCCCTACGTTAAGTGCAGCATCTTTCAGCAATGATTTAAACAAGCTGATTCGTCCGTTTACTGATTGTGACAAGGTCGTGCCATATTTAGCAGTTGCTTGTTCCAGGATAGCCATAAGACGAATCTGTTGCTGAGTTTGGTAATCGAGTTGGTCCCAGCTTTGGCCATTTGCAAAACGCTTGAACGCTTCAGTAGATTGAATCATGGCCACATTGACGTTGATTCCTAAATCTTCAATTGCTTCGGTGTTTCCTAGCAAACCAGAACGAATACGCTCCATGACATCGGTAATGCTACGCCCTGAACCTTCGGCTACAACTGCAGATGTCTGCAACATCTTAGCAGTATATGCGCTAAGTTTATTTGAGTCTTTGATAAAGCCAGAAAATAAGTTTGAATAAACCGCCCCGTATTTTGTCGCTTCACCAACGCCCATATTCATAGCGCTTGCGTTATCGTTAACCCATTTTAAGAATGTTTGTGAGCTCTCGCCCATTTGGCGCTTGATTTGATTGACTGCTGCAGTAACTTCAAGAGCCATTTGAGTCGAATACATACCAACGTCAAGCAACTTCTTGCCCAGATAAGCAAACCCTGCGAATTTAGCTAATTTACCAAAAACGCCTAGCATGGATCCTGACTGAGTTTTGATTTTGTTGGTTGACTCTTGCACCTTACCAGATGCATCTTTGACCCTGTTCTCTACTTCTTTCATTTTATTTTTGAAAGGCGCAATTTCAGCATCAATCATAACCTTGAGCTCATCAAGAGTAACTCCCATTTATTCTCCTTTCGTCTTAAATTTCCTGTTGTGACTTTCAGCAAATAAGCGCATGCGTTCCTGGTGCAATTTCAACTCTTGAGCCAATCTTGCTTTTTCGACTTGCTCTCTCTCTTCCTGGAATAATTCAGGGGCATAGTCCCAAACCTCAAGCGGTTTGGCATCTTTCGAGAGTAACAAAGAAACATTATTAGCAATCATTTGCGAAAGCCTGTACGACTCAATAATTTTGTCTTTTTGTTTTTGGATTCTGACACGGTTGTAACTTTCAATCAGGTCCCTGATTTCAAGAACCGTTAAATCCCAAAAAACGAGAGGCTCCCCCCCGATGTCTAAAAACATAGGGTAAAGCCTCTCAACCATTTCAGTTATAGAATTGACTGTAGTCTGTTCTACTCGACTACTTCCAGTTTGGTTTTCTTGGGAGTTTTCTTCTTGCTTGGTTTCTCCCGTGGCATAAAACCCGAAACTTGGAGTAATGGCAAGATAACATCTGCCATGAACGCTGCCTGGTCTCCACCATTATCGACATACTCGTCGTAAAGGTCAGATGTATCTTCAAATGAGATCCCGTGTTCAAATTTTTGAAGCGCACCATGGGTCAAAAGTAACATGACCTTGAGAGGTGGCAGTGGGAACTCTTCTCCGTCTTCAGGCATGAATACCTTGAGCAAGTTAGCTCCGATTTTTTCTTCAACTTTAGTTCCTTGCAAGGAAGTAAGGCGGAGTTTTAACTCTTTATCCTCACTGACCTTCCATGTCGTATATGGTAGAGCCATTTAATTAACCTCCAATTCCGTCTGTGAATTCAAGTTCAGATTGCAATGCGATTTTAAGAGTAAACTCAATAACAGAGTTCACACCACCACCACCAAGTTTGACAGATACTTGACCTTCAAATTTAACCTTGGTGCCGTCTGGGTATGCTTGTTCAAAGAAAAGCTTCGTCTTGTCGTCTGCTGCTTTACGCAAGACACGGTAAGGAGCATTTACTCCATCGTTCTTGTAAGCGAATTTGTATTCAAGTTCTCCAGCATCGCCAATACCGAATTCATATTTTTTAACCTTGTCTTCCAAGGTTGTATTTTCTACCTTTTCAGGTTCAATACCGAATTCAGGTACTTCTTTAAGTCCTGCAAGTTTGGTGTAAGTTCCTTTAGCTGTTCCATAAGAAAGCGTAATTCCGTTTGCTAACATGTATTAATTCTCCATTCTGTATTGATAAACCAATTGTGAATTTAGGTCGACGATACCTTCAAATCGCATCAACTTATGACGCAAGTGAGATGGATCTGGAACGTCTTGGCAGTCAGTTCTTCGCAATCCTAACGATGCAAAAATCTTGTCGATTTCAACTGCTAGACTACTTGTACTGTCTTTGTCGAATATATCAACCTTGTAGCGGATATTCGACTTCTGTTCTTCATCGTCAAACCATTCACCTGGTTTATTTTGTTCTTCCAAAAAAATGACGACTGGGAAGTTCTCCCAATCGTCAGGGTAAGTATCGGTCACATTATCTGCGACCTTCTGCAATTCTTTGTAAATTACGGGTTTTATATTAATCATTATATCTGCTCCTTCAGCTTCCTACTAATGTATTTCGAAATACTTCTTGATATACGGTCATGATTGTCTTTCAAAGCGGGGTACAAGTAAGGCTGCGCCGGTTGACCATACATCTTATAGAACTCACCTCTTTTTGCAAAGTGGTAAGGTCCTACGTTGATTTGGTCTTCGTGCACATACCACGGACTAGAGCGATAAGACACGCTCACTTCAGGCGATATGCCCGAATGATTAGCTTGTCCTTTCGGACCCGTTCCAAGTTCGACATAAGCCCCGTGGTCTGAATTCGTGAATATTTCGCTTGATATCTTGTTGCCGTTCACTTTCAACCGGACTCTGATGCTATTTCTCAACTCGCCTTCATTTGCTGGAGCTCTGAGTTTTGCTTCAGGTTGAACGACTGTCTTAGCAGCATGCAAGACCGCTTGGCCTACAAACTCATTAGTCTTCGCTCCGTATAGCTTACGACACTTAGCAATTAAGCTATCTGCTCCGATTAAATCTGACACGTTCTACCTCCAAGACTTGATGTTGACTGTATACTTTTTTTGAAATAACCCGATGCGTGACTTCCGTCTCGCTCTCGATACAGACCCCGTCTTTAACGTTGATATCTGCATCTTTGCTCGCATTCGCATTCAGGATATCGTTCAAGCGTTCGCCATATATTTCAGATTGTAGTTTGCTACTAGCTGGCCATAATTCAAGCCGCACTTCTTCAACCTTGTCCGCATACCCTTCCTTAGCGATCCCCTCTTCTGTCACGATTTTCTTGAATCGTTTCATAGGATATGGCTTCAGTCTATTCTTTCTCAAAAACATGACCTGCCACCCTCGCTAAGCGATGCATCCGAATACGCTGTAAGACGCCCGTAGACAGTCCGTTTTCTCCGTAGGTTACAGATATGCCACCCTCGCTTCTTGACTGCTCTCCCTCGCTTCCTGAACGGTTGTAGAGCTCCATTACAAGCTCTGGGATAAGTCTTTCGAGCGCCGGCGTAAGATTGTCTCGGTTAGTTTCTGATAAAATGATATTTTCTGCCCGTAAAATCAAAGGCGAGAGGACTGCTTCGTCACTCTCGCCCGTCAATGTTTTTAGTTTTCCAAGTTCCATAAGACCTCCTAATCTAAAGGAGTCGTCTCGTCTCCTTGTGCTTCGGTTTCTTCTTCGTCAATGACTTCAATCACATCTGCGATATCAACCGAGAACCCTTCCTTGAGATTGTGCGACAGTTCGTCAAAGCGTCCTTCTGTCATCTCAAAGATTTCGTTCTCTTGTCGAACTACATTAGCTTGCCAATCATTAAACGCTTGCTTTACTCTGACTTTCATAGGTCAGACCTCGTTATTTAACCTTCCAGTTAGCTGAGTCAGAATCTGGTTTGTTGGTTGAGCCAGTGATGTCTTTGATAGCAACATAGACTTTATCTTCATGAGTCACTGTGTCGCCTTTTTTGTAATCTGAACCAGACTTCCATGCTTTTGCACGGTTCACTGTTTTACCTTGAGCTGATTTTTTAGCTTCCGGCTTAGCATCTGCAATTGTGATGATGTATTTTTGGAAATGCTCAAGAACATAAGCACCTGTGTAAAGCAATTGCTCTACCAATTCACCAAATCGACCAGGGACGTTGTCGTTGTACTTAGTGTTGTCAATTTGAATTGGTGATGTAACGACACCAGGGGCAGCAGCAAGAGCATTTACATTTGGCAAGAATTTTGAAGGTACTTTGTAGACTGTGTAGTCATCCAATTCACCGACATATCCTTTACCAAGAACCTTCTTATCAGCATCACCTTGTGGCAAGCGTACGATTTCAGATTTGATAGCCTTGTAGAAGCTTGGAGTGACAAAGAGCAAACGTTCTTTAGTAATTCCGAGTTCATCCAATTTTTCAGAAACATCAAGAACTGCATTGTAAGCGTTGTTTGCGCCTGCTGTTTTGCCCATAACAACATTTTCGCTTACATTACCAAGTGCAGCATCAAAACGAAGCTTGTCAAGATATGGAGCTACAACTTCAGCAGCTTGACGAGCAATTACATATTCGATGTTTACTTGACCGTTTGAGTCACGTTCGTCCAACTGATCAACAAAACGGCCCCAGTATTTTTCTTCTTCAAGAGTGTAGACCTTTTCTTCAACTTCAACGTGATCAAAATCGTTGTCTTGGTTGCGTTTGTAGTCTTTAAGACCAGTTGTGTTTCCTGTTGCAACAGTGAATGAGCGACCGTTAAGAGTTACTGCTTCGCTTGGTGTCAAGAGTGGTGTTGCGTATGAATTTACCGCAAGAACATCTTCAATAATTCCAAGATGACGCTTGCGTGATTCAGCTGTGTTAATTGATTCAAATGCCATTTATATTTACCTCATTTTTTATTTTTAGTGCAAAAAGTCTTTTTTCCATTTTTCTACAACTTCTTGCTGATTTGTTGGCGCAGTCTTGATAGGTGCGCTACCTTTCATGCGTTCGGATACGCCTTTTTGAACCGCATCCTCCCACGTTTTTTGAATGCTTGCGACTGATTCAGTCACGGCTTCTGCGTTTGATAAATCAACCACGGCCACTAACTCAACTGGTAAGCCACGCTCGCTTAACATTGCTTTAGCTTCTGCGGTCAATTCCTTGCGAGCAATCGCTTGTTCACGATTAGCCAATTCTTGCTCACGCTGTTCTAACTGATATTTTTGTTTCTCGTCAGCGTTCATTTTTGCAAGCTTCTTAGCTTCGTTTTCCTTGGCTTCTTGCTCTGATTTCCACTTAGCAAATTTCTTGTTGATGATTTCATCGACTTCTGCATCTGTGTACTTCTTCTCGTCTTGCGGTTGTTTCTCGATAGTAGGTTCTGCAGGCACCACTTGTTCTTCAACCGTTTCGACTGTTTGTGTTTCTTCGTTCATTACGAACCTCCTATTTTTAAAGTCGTCCCCGACTGTATAATTCCATGGCTTTTTTTGTCATCAATGCTCGGACAATCAAAAAACCGTACGGGATTCCATACGGTTAGGTTTTACAGTTTAATTTCCTCAATTTTTGCACGCTGTTCTAGAGTTGAAAGGTAATCCCACATAACCGAACGTTGTCGTTTCAACAAATCGATAGGACATTTAGGTTCAAACTCTAGCTGTCCTTTTTCGTATTTTCCAATCATTGTATCCAACTTCTGGAATCGCTCTCTCAATTCGTAGTATTCTTTTTTAAAGCGTTCTTTCCAATCTTCCATTTTTATGTTCCTTTCTTTGATTAACTAATTTATAGCAATTTACAGTAATTTATAGCAGTCTTTCCTGCCAGTCAAGATTTTGGATCACCTCCTAATCTTTCATTGCACGATTTGAAACCTTGGCGTAAACATCCACATAAGTCTCTTTCTTTTCTCCGTTATGCGTGATTTCTGCATAATCTCCACAAGGCTCGCTTGATGTAATTGCGTTCGTACTAACAAGAGCTTTCCAATTTTGCAGGGTCTTGCTAAACCAAACTACAAAGCAGTCTTCTGCTTTGATTTCACGACCTGATAAGCGTGAAAATTCTTGCGATGCCAATTGTTTTGCTTTTTCTAACATTTTATTCCTCCGTTTTTTCATATGTTTCTGCAAAAATATCAGGCTTGCAAGGATAAAACTCACCTTGTACACCTTTGATAATGTAGTCACCTTCTGTTGCAACCATCAATCCTTCAAGCGTTTCTATTTTTAGAACTGGATTATCCAAATCAGCATAATCAACACGAACTGGATCTAATCCTAATTCTGATAACTCCAAAATTGATTCTTCCGTATCTGTAAACTGTACAGCCTCAATCACTACTGGTTTTTTACGGTATTTCATTTTTTCAATCCTTTCTTTACACCTTCAATTATTCCGCTGATCACGGCCAGAATAATAAAGATTAACAGCAAGAATACCAACCACCCGAAAGCGATTGATACCCAATCCCAAATAAACATGTTTTTTACTCCTTTCTTCCCTTCGACTTATGCATTATTTTGAGGCTTAGAATTCTTTTCCACCCATTGTTTGAAATCATCAAATGTATCCATTTTTTGCAATAACAGATACTTCTCGACTTCTTCAATAGCTTCATCAACCTTATTATCATGAAAGCAGTAACCGTTACCTGATAAATCAAAAATTTTATTTTGTTTTTTCTTATCAACAATCCATAACTCCTCACCATGCCAAGCACTCTGTGAGTCGTAACATTCCTTCGATTGTATTTCAAGGTCATTATCTTCAATCAATTCTATCAACTTTTTATACTTATTCATCAGCTCCTCCTTTTTGAGCACGAAAAAAGCACTTAGACTTCTCTAGGTGCTTAATATTCATAGCCAATTTCTTTTTTCATTTCATCAAAATCGCGTTTTATTTTTGAATTAATTACATACTCTTCAGCAAGTGGACCATATCCAATGCCTTCTGGGGTTGCTAAAATAGCCTTGACGTTACTAACATCTTCTTCAGTGAAATCATCTGAAAAACTCATCCATTTGTAAAAAGAATCTAATAGAATTTCTACAACAAAACCTCTTCGGTTTACATCTACAAGAGCACACCGACCGTCTGTTAGTGTAACTAGAATATTGTTACGACTATCATCTATTCCTATGATTTTATTCAACTCGAACAAATTTTTCACCCTCTTTCACGAAAACATCAATCCCATATGATTTTAACGCATTAATTTGATTGTTATTTGGTATTTTATTAGTGAAGTACATGCTGGAGATATCCGTCAATCCAACATCCCCATGGAATTGAGCCTCAATATATCTGATTCCTAACGTTTTTGTCAACTCTTCAGGTGTTCTTGCATTTTTATTTTTTAAAAGGTCGACATATTCTTGTAAATAATTTTTGTCAATACTTAAAAGATGAGGAGAATTAGGGTTATCCGCAACTAAATCCTTATAGACAGCAGGACCCAAACTATTGTTTATAGTGAACGTTGTTCTTGATAACATTTTATCTTTAGAAAAACGAACAATTACATCTCCATATTGCGAAACGCCACCCCAGCTTTTTGAATTGTATAAAAAATCTTCATAAGGGTCTTTATTTCCGAAGTAACCATACTTTTCAAAGTCATGTTTCTTCAACCTTTTCCCTTGCAAACCAAAAAGCTGTTCATTTGCTTGGCGACGATACTTCAAGTTTACAGTACCACCGCTTGTTCCGGTTTCAAACTGATTCAAAATTCTAGTTGAATCTATCAGTTTATCTATGTTTTCAGATTTGAAGCGCATAGATGGCTCGCTATTCTCTAATATCTCTTTTAGATTCTCGCTTGCCAGTTTTATATCTTCAAATGGGAAGTATTCCTTTATACGGTCATTATACCATGATGTCGAATTAAGTTCAAAGTTTTTTAATGTTTTTATGTTTGAGTCAAGACCCTCTGAAAAAGAATTCATAAATACATCTATCGGATCTACCTTCTTAGGTGTTTCTTTAGGTTTCGTAGGAGTTTGAGTGTGTTTAGCTTTTTTAGGAGCTTTAGTGCGCTTTTTATTCCCTGAATGTTTATCATACCACTCGTCGTAGGTCATATCAGCAGGCACGTACTCGACCTCTCCTGTCTTGGGATTTCTAGACCTGCGCTCTAATTTGCTGTAATCTGCATCTTCGTCATAGGCGATAGTCGTAGACCTGCACCAAGGATGTAGAGGTGGATAGTTCACACCAGGTGTAGCCTCGTCTGTATTGTAGACCTTGTTGTCGTGTTGTTGGCAGATATGCGATGTCCGTTTATCCAGCACGGCTACAAATTTGTACTTTGTAATCTCGGCATCTTCATAGCTAAGCAGTTCCATCTGGTTATGAAAAAACGCTGACTCAGTGCGAACCAAACGTCTTGCTTTGCCTTTACCGACCTCAAAACGTTCAGCGATTGCTTGAGATGTATCTCTTACGCTTCGGCCAGTCATAAGACTTACCAAAAGCTCGTCTTTCACGCTTGAAGCAAGCGCCCCAGTATTTGACCATATTCTGTCTGAATAGGCCTCTCCTGTCCATTTTAGACCTTGTAGACGTTTGATTTCTGTTTCAGGTAAGTCGGAGAAGCTATAAGCAAGTCCTGTTTGCTGCTGCAAGTCAAAGGTAGCCTTGTAATAGCTATCTTTCATCAAGTCACTGTAAAAGGCATCTGAGCCTTTCTTCTCAGAATGATAGATAGACTCACGCATCGAATCCAAGTCAGCGCTTAACCGTTCAAGTCGCTTCATGCGATAAGCGTAAGCCGGACTGTCCAAATCGGCCAGCAACCTTTGAATGTTTGGATCATCCGGTCTAGCTTCGAGAACCTTGCGAAGTTCGTTCAAATCCTTTTGGTCTTTCATGTTCTTTAAAACATGACGAGCATCACGCTCGCTTAAACCATAATCACGCTGAAACTTATCAAAGACTTTGTTGATTTGCTTGTCTAAATAAGCTTTTGACTCTTTGTAGACTTTATCGAACTTGTCAGCTTGCTTCTCAGCTTTGTCCATCTGCTCATAGATGAGATTAGCCTTCCTCTGGGTCCAGTAGTCCTTGTTGTTCATCTGTCACCTCTTCGTCTGGCTTCGTGTTAACTTGATTAAAGAATGGCACACGTTCCATATTCTTTTCTTTCTCTTCTTCGAGATTTTCCAATTCAGCATCAGGATCTTCAACGAATGGTAAGAGTGAAATAAGCTGTCTGAGCGTAACTTTACCCTCAAGGTTATTAATAACCTGTGATAATTCAAGTAAATTCTTAGGTAAACCACGACTAAACTGAGGTACTATCGAATTTGCATCAAGTGCAATTTGTTGTAGACCTAAGTATTTAGCAAAGATACCGATACGTTGTCTAAGCCCACGTTTATAATTGGCCTCTTTGATTTTAGTAATCATTTCAAGACCTAGTAGCTTGTATTCCATAGCAACGCCAGAGCTATTCCCTGCGAAGTTTTCATCTGTCAGATTCGGCACATGGCTGAATGTGTAGATGTCTTCCTTCAGAGCCTTACGCAAGATTTCAGTAGCACTTTCGTCCAGCGTATTCTTCAAAAACTCAGCCTTTGCACTATCACTTGGCAACTCCAAAAGCCCTTCTTCATTGAGGATTGTCATGGCTTTGTGGGTTTCTTCAGGCGTGTCGCCTAACTGTGCGCCGTACAATACGAGGATAGACTCAATCGCTTGTTCTTTGTCGTTTACACGGTTACCCATCAACGAATTGTAAGCATCAATCAAGCTAATTTGTTGCTCATAATCGCCAATCGCAAAATTGTTATTTTTATACTCGATGATTGGAATTTGACCAAGGTGGTGTGGTTCAACATCAAGTTTTTTCACATACGACCCTGACGAATCATGCAACATAATGTGATAATGCAAGTTCTGTGCAAAAACCTCTGCTTGGTATGTCTTCGTGTCTTTTGTGTCATCCTTGACCTCGTAGTAGTAGACCGCAAACAAGGGTCTGCGTTCAATACTATCATCATAGACTATAAAGGTATTCTCGACATCAAGACTAGCTGAATCAAGTTCATTCAGGCCTTCCTTGACATAGATGTATTCGTAAGCACGCCCATAGATAGCCATGTTAAGAGCATTCTGCGTGTCGACTTGGTCAACTTCTGCGTTATCAAATGCAACCAGCAACGGCTCAAGGTCACTCTTGCCTGTGTTGTTGTAGGTAATCGGACTACCCAGAAAGTAACCTGTGGCCGTGTCTGCAATATCCTTCGCATGATTAGCTACTGTTTTAAAGTTCGGAGCGCTCGGATTGCGCCTTTCATGTTTGAGAATAGAATGTTCTCCGATGTAATACCGCTTTAATTTTTGCAAGTCCTCTCGCTCATTTGCATGTTTGCGAATCAGCTTATAAATCAATTCAGCATTTAGGTTTGTTTCGTCATATCCATCCCGTGGATAGGTTAAGTATTTATACATGTTCTCCCTTTCTACAAACCATAAAGAGACTTTCTCTTAACGGTTGCTTTTGGTTGTGAATGTTGTGAATAAATCGCATAGCGTAGTGCATCCAGTACGTCGTCGTTCTCCTTGATTGGTTCGCCTGTTTTCTCGTTCCAGATGTATTGATAGACTTCATCCTTGAACTTGCTAACCTTGTTTGATACAACAAAAAAGCGCCCGGCTTTCATAAACTTGGCGACTTCTTCAATTCCTGACAAGACCGCTTTATTTGCGTTGAATGTCTTGATTTGTTCTCTTTGAAATCTTGCAACGTGTTCAGGTCGTGCGCTATCCGCCCAAAACGTGATGTTCCCATAACGTCTTTTTATGTTTTTAGCAACGTCTACCCAGAAATCAATCTCTTCATGTTGGTGTGCATGTTCCTCAAGTAAGTAGATAGAACCGTCTGCTGACTCTCCGATAACCACGATAGAGCCATAGTGTTCATATCCCCAGTCGACACCAGCATAAAATCTAACTAAATCATCTGGAGCGTTATCAATATACATGTCCTCTTTAAAGTCACGATACACGGCACCTTCTCCAGTGACCCATTGACCGTAAATACCACGGTCGGTAAACATTCCAGATGGGGTTGTAGCTATTAGGTTATCAACGTACCGCTGGTTCAAGAATGTGTTATCAAAGATTGTAAAGTGGTTGGCAAGGATTTTCTCGCCATCCGCTTTGTCGATGTAATCAACCTTAAGCCAATGTTTAGGGTGGTCTGGGTTGGTGTCACAGATAACTCTAGCACCAAGACCAGAGCAACGCTTTAGGATTTCGTCAAATACGGCCTTATTTGCCAGCGTAGCCTCGTTTATATACGCTCCGAATGCTGTCATACCACGGATAGCTTTTAGACCCGCTATGGAGCCTGTAAACGTCGTGACGACGTATACACCAAAGAGCGTGAAATTCCCGTGCCTGTCAAATTTAAAATCGTAATTGTACAAGTCCGAGATTTCTCTTAGTATATTTGTTTGAAGCGTTCCTGATGAAACGGCACCGAGGATATACATCGGGTTCTTAACTCCGACTTTCTCAGCGTTTCGCTTTGCTCGTTTTAATTCCATCAAAAAAAGGTCATTGTCTAACTTGGTTTTACCAGCACGTACTGCGCCGTGGTTGATCATCATGTACCAATCGGTAGCAACTGCCCTTTTTAAAATTTTTTCTTGTTTATCTGTATATAGTCTATCAAGTGCCATCGTTTAAAGCATCCTCCAACTTGTCGAAATACTCAGCCATGACGTCTTCCGAGTTTGCGCTACCTTCAAGCGTGACCCTGCGTTTTTGGTTTTCCAATTTCAAGGCTTCTATACGCTCTTTTTGTTCACGTTTGTCTAAGCTGTCTTTTGTATCAATAGCAGTAAGCCTACTGATTTGCTCAAACGCTCGGACATTGCCTTTCATAGCCTTCTGCATCATGACCATAGCTAAAGCCATTTCATTGGTCGACTCGAAGCCTAGCTCTTCAAGTTGTTTTTTTACGTTCGGGCTTGCAACCTCGGCTTGTAAAATCGTTTCAAATGCCTTTTTGAGGTTCGCTTTTTTTCTTCGAGCAACACCTGAAGCGACTCCGCCTTTTTTTGCTATTTCTCTATGTTCGCTCTTAGTTCGTTTGTTTGCTGGTTTCAAGTTTTGCTCATTAGCCATCGCCTCACTTCCTTACTTTTTAAAAATAAAAAAAGCCGTATAAACGGCTCGCTTGTCTATCTCAAAAAACCAGAAACACTAACTAATCTTGGTTTTTGATTGTATTTCTTGGCGATTTCCTTACTTTTGCTATTAACTAGTTCAATGTAAGGTTTAACTAGCTTTTTAGCTTCGTCAAAATCAATCTCGCCAATTCGTAACAAGGTTCTTGCTTGCTCAGCTTTAGTCTTTAAAATAATTGTTTGTTCGTTCATGCCGTATCTCCTTTTTTCTATGCTTAGAGCTTACGCCATTAACCGTTATAAGTCAAGGGTTAATCTTGATTTTCTTCATCATATTCGATATTTTCAAGAGCTGCAAGTTCGCCAAAGCCTAGCTCTTGCAGGGCTTTATATCGTCCGTGCCCCTCAATAATAACGTTATTTTCATCAATCGCAATCTGGTCATTATTCCCAAACTCATTGATTGATTTCTTAATTTGTTCAATTTGCTCGCGAGGATGTAGCTTAGCGTTGTTCTCATATTCAGTTATTTCTGAAATATTGATTTTTTCTATTTTCACTTTTACCTCCAAAGAACCAAAAAACGCATATCATGAAGATATACGTTTTTCGGGTTATATGGTATTCTTTGTTTCCACAGCCAATTCTGTGAAACGGGATAGCAGGACTCGAACCTGCCTACGTTTCAGACCCTTTATAGTCATATCGCTCCACCAACTGAGCTATATCCCATATAAAATGCAAGGGGCTACGGACCTCGAATAGAATCGATATTATATTTACCTTTCATTTTTTATTTTTTTTGTAGCCTTTATGACGACGCATGGAATTGAACCAAGGACACTTCTCAAAAGGGAGCAACAAATAGAAGAGAGTATCAGAACCCTTCTCGTCGTCTAGAGAGGCTTTCGCCTCAATTTTCATAAAGGAGTATCATCTGCCGCAGCATTTGATACTACCATTCTAACAGATTTTTAGAACCGTGCCGTCCCAAATAGTCCCATTTTGAACCTATAACATCAGATGATTTCTTCTAGGGCTAAAACAGCCTCATTTTTTAATCTGTAATAGGTTGTACGGCTCATTTTTAAATCATAGCAAATACTATCAGCTGTACCTTTATTGATGTAGGTCATCCGTAAGATTGTCCGATATTTTGGATTTGATAGCCTGTTGATCATCCTGCTTAGTTCTAGCTTTCTGTCAATGATCGTCTTTGTGTCTTTCTCGATTGCATCCTTCATAGTAATCAACTGAGCATACACGTCATCAATCTTCCTTGGTTGCCCCCCTTTAACCTTAACCTCGGACCATTTAGGACTTGAGAGCAGGCCAGCTTCAAGTTCGTTGATTTCGTCTATTCTGCTCTGGATATCCATGTCAAGGTTTTGCAATTCGCTCAAAAGCTCTTTTGCCTTCACTCTCTATCTCCTTTATGATATAATAATATTATTGAAAACGTTGTCGGGGTAGAGAGTATCTCGGCTTTTTTTATTTTAGTAGCTATTGAGTATCCTCATCGTCTTTTCATAGCTTAGATATACTTTTGCTCTTTCCTCCTCGTATCCGAATGCTTTTGGAATCCTGAAGTAAATGATTGTAGCGTTGTCATGTTGTTTGACAACTGAGAAAATATGCTTGAGCAAGTCTTTTCTAAAAGCTATGTTAGGAAAAACTACAAGCTCTCGAGCTCCTATTCCTGTTGTAGTCGCTTTATTTATTCGGCCACCTGTGTACGGATATTTTTTAAGTCTCATTCTTCATGCTCCATTTCTTCAATCAACCAATCAAGGTTCTTTCTAGCTTTCTTCAGGTCTTCAAGGCCGTTCTTCTTCTGATGACGTAGTAGATACTTCAAGGCATTCCCTAAGTAGAAGCCTTTCAGTTGTTCAGGTGTCATGAAATTTCTTAAAGCATCGATAGACTCCATTCCAAATCGACCTTGGTAGTGATTTGGTTTGTTTACGTTGTCAATTATTTCTGGGTTCATTATTTATCCTCCTCATCTTTGTAAAAATCAACCTTTGCGAAGTTTTTGGGACTGATAGTGATAAGCCTTTCTTCAGGTTCGATTTGATATAGTTGTATATAACCTATATTTCCATAATTTAAATCTTTTAATTTATAACGTATGTAATCAAGACTCTCTTTTACTTCGATAGTTTCATCCATGTACGGATTTTGTAGTCTAATTTTGGCCATTTATTCCACCTCTTAGACTTTCCAATTTTTTATAATTTACATCTAGAAATTTACTTAACCAGCTGATCACTTCAGCACTAGGTAACTCATTTCTTTTTCTGTTAGTGCAATAATTAGCTACAACTAAGTCCAAGAAATTTCTGCTACTGTTAAAATTTGGATGTGCTAAAATATGTTTTTTTAATCTTTCGGCAATTGATGTGTTCGGAACATAGACCAATTGTTTTCTTATGTGATTATAAAATCTTTTTGCATCGCTCATTTCATCAAACCTTTCAACTGTTTTCTGATAAGGCCAACTTTCGGGAAATCTGCAATTGCTTTATTTCCGTTTATGACAATAAATTTTCTCAACATTTTAGGGTTTTGTTGTGTCAGTTCTAAAGCCTGGTTAAAATTCAACTTTCTGATTTGGCCCATATAATGACCAGAACAAAATTCAAAATTATTGATAAAGCATTGCTTGATAAGTTCATCTGTCCATGATTTTTTGATTTCGTATTTAACTCCTAAAAAATCAAGCTCCTCTTTCACCTTTTGCAAAAGTGGATTTTTAGGATTTGTGTTTATAATAATCATAAATACTCCTTGTTTTCGTAAATATTTCCGACAACTTCAAAATTTCCTCCGTGGGAAAAATTAGACATATAATCAACATTCCAGCGGTCATCGTGTGGTTTCAAACGATAACTTCCTCTCTCATTATCGTAAAAAACAGTATAAGTGCTATCAAGAACCCGAACGATATCCCCCTCGAAAATTTCTGTGTTATTTTTGTCAAAGATTCCTGTTGACTGCATGAGTTCGATTTCGTCAAGGTATGCTGTGATGTAGTCGTTCATGACGGTATCGTTCAATTCAAGTTCTTCAACTGAACCGTCTTGAAACCACATGTTTTTTATTAGCATCATTCTGCCAAGTTCATTATGCCACGCTCTAAATCTTGGTATCATTCCACCTCCTCCATCTTCACCTTATACAACCGATTACCTCGATACTTGCTCTCGAGCTGAGCCTTGCATTTGCTTGCATCCCCCTCCTTTTTGAAAAAGTGGGTTTCGTCTACCATATCGTCAAAATACAATGTCAAAGTAAAACTCATAATTACACCTCTCAACTCATCTTGTGGCTTTCCAGGTCTCCGAATTCGTGACCTTGATTGACAAAATACGAACCAATCAGAATGGCATCGGCCTCGTCGTCTTTAACGTTCAGGTCGAAGCTCTCGGATACTTTAGCAACCGCCTGTAGCTTCATAGATTTCTTGCTACGGTCTTTATAGCTGAACTTCCAATACTTGCGCCATGTCGACACGTTGACAAAATACACATTGTCAGCAACCAATCGTCCAAGGATGATGCCCGTTACAATTCCGATGCTGATCATAGATTGTTGATTTGGACCCATGACTGAGTTCTTCTCGACCACGATCGACTCGAAGGGCTCATCATATTTCTGCAAGGCTCTTGATTGAATCGCTCGCAATTCGCTAGCCATGAATCGACCACGTTCAAAGAATGACTTGCTTTTATGTTTCAAGACACCACTCTGGACAAGGTTAGAGCCGTGAAATACGGCCCATCCTGTCGCAGCAGTTGAAATGTCTAACGATAATGTCAGAGATTTCATTGCAGTTCTCCCTTGATACCACAAAGGTCAAAGAGATTGCGCTTGTTGTTCTCAATGAATTCAAAGAACTTCTGAAGCTCGGCCAGATTGCGTTTTTCTGCCTTGACTCCTAAGCTCGAATGATATTCTGTCGGTTTCTTCGGTGCCGCCTTAATATCTAGCCAATAGAGAGGCTCGAACACGTCGCCGTCTGTATCGAGAGAAGTGTCTGCGTCCTGGTTTCTAAAAACCATCTGCATATCATATTCAATTTTATTTGTAATCGTGATGGTCTTATCTACGATTTCGAGTGTGATAGTTGTTCCTGGTATGTCGATTTTGTTTTGCATTTGTTTTTCTCCTTTATGCTACTTTTTTTACTAATTTTGTTTGTTTCATCCATTCATTGGCTATGTCCCAGACATCGGTTGGGACGTCCTGGTTATATTTGCCACGAAACTGGACTATCTTACCCTGCTTTACCTCAAGTGTGTAAAGAGGTGTTTTTGGTTGGTTTGATAAACGGACAAACACTATTAAGGTATCCCCTTTGAAATGCTTATCTGTGTATGAACTTACACAGTGGTGTAGCTTCTTACCTTCGTAGATCAGTTCGGCCACTTTTCTAGGGACATGGAATGCATATCCATTGATTGTCTTATCCATTCCTTCTCTAAGTTTAAACTCAGATTCAAGCTGCTTGTGTTTCTTCTCATCTTCCAGTTTGCGTTTTTCTTCGACAAATTGATTATATAAGCCTACTGTGTGATTATGCATGGCCGTGAAATCCTTTGGCACAAGCATAGCATCGCCTTCAGGCTCAATTCCCATTTCTCGTAGCATTTTTAGATAATCAAGATACTCGTTGAATTCAATATGATTTTTAATAATCCAATTTTGAAACTTATTGATCCCTACACCTTTAGGGATATGTTTGATATCATGGTATGTCAGATAAGACTCGATGCCAGGTACCAGCTGGCCGTTCCGTTCTTTTAATCGACGGCTCAACTCAAATTCGTTAAAGCTGCGATTTGAATTCTTAAAGAATTGTTTGTTCTTTTGAAGCCATCTGCGATTCAAGGTTCGCATATCTACGGTTCTTGTAAATCCGATTCTATAATTTGGAAACATGATTTCGTTGGCCAACCTGTAAGCATGAATTTTTTGAGCAAACTCGATTTCAAACTTATATTTGTAAAGCCGTTCAATTTCCCAGTAATCGATGTATCCAAACTTCAAATATTTGAGCTCAGATACTTTTCTAAGTCTCTCAGCCCAGTTGTTTGGATAAAAAATATTTCCTGTGTAAAAACCGCCACTAAAGAAATTGGCGAATAGATACGGATAAAATTGTCCGTTGAAATCTTGGCCAATCTTTGTGTGTTTGTCATTTTCAAATCGCTCTAGATTAGTAAGTTGAAAATCGATAAATTGTTTCCCTTCGACTAGCTTCGAGCTAAATTCATAAGATTGAATCTCGATGCGTTTCGACGTGCTGAGAATGATTGAGAAAAAATAGGTCTTGTCGTAAAAAGTGAGCCGTGACGACTTTGTCAGTCGCTTTTCAATACAATGGCCAAGGTCCAAGTCTGAAGCGATTATGGTCTTGTCCTTATTGCTCCATTTGTACGTTGTAATCTGCGAATAACACCATCTCCAAAAGTCTGCAGGTGGTTTCAAACGTCTATCAGCTTCTCGCTTGCATTGTTCGTTGATCTTGCTCATGCTAGTTCTTCAAAAAGGTCCAGTTGACCTTCAACTACTCCTTTCTCCTTCTTGATTTTAGGTTTCTTGATGATTTCATCATCTGGACCAGCGCCTTTCTTGATTTTGGCGACATCCACCTTTTCTTCAAGAGAATTCTGTGGATTTTCTTTCTTTTTCTTCTTGATAGACTCGACTGGTATCTGTTCGATGTTTGATACTTGTGAATTTGAAATGAAATACTCTCGAACCCATCCAAAAACAGTCTCGTCATCGATACAAGCCACTCCGTTTTCAGCAAAGTTGCGAGCTTTTTCTTTTGCATATTTAAGAGCGCATGTCAGAGAATATCGCTCTTTTAAGATGCCTTGAAATAGTTCTTCATCTTCCTGGTCACAAATCCAGTTATGAATGCGATCAAGTGCGAGATCGTGTGGTTTATTTAATTCCTCTAGCAACTTAGCCAAGGCTTTTTCTTTGATTTCATTCATGTTATTTCAAAAAAATGCGACTGCCTCTGTGTGTGAGTTTGGCTAAATACGGGCAGTCGCTCGTCCGAGGTCACATAACCTTACTGACGCTTTCTAGTTCGCAGTTTTACAAGAATGCACGGCTTGTTTAATTTATTTACATTTCAATCAGGTCGTTCAGAGTGACGACTGCATCTAGTTTTTTCTGGCTTCTGCAGTAGTCACAATGTCCGCACTTCTTAGGCTTCTGTTTGCCCTGGATCACGTCCCAAACTTCGACAATTTCAGACTTGATTTTTTCCAAGCCTTCATCCAACCATTCATCATCAATTTTTAAGATTTCACGGTCTGGAACGTTCTCCTTGCTTACCGCTACGATGTAAGGTCTAAAATCCTTACCTGTCATTTGATTCAGCAATTCCCGATATAGACCAAGCTGACCGTGATACCCAAAATTCAAAATGTTATTGACTGCAGCAGGCACTCGCTTCTTGAGTTCTGCGCTCCACTCTTCCGAGTAGATGGACTTCATGGTTTTAAGGTCTACAAAGTAACCACGGCTCAGATTGATACTGTCTAACTTACCTTTGGCTGGTACGCCTTCGATTTCGCCATAGACAATCAATTCTTTTTGAACTTCGTCCGATGAGTAGCCATGGTACAGACGGTTGAAGCCTTCATCATCTTTCAGGCTCTCAATCATCTTGTCGCCGATCACGAAGTCAGATTTTAGGTTTCCTTTATTCTTACCAGTCTTAGCTAGTAGCTTCTCGCCATTTTCGTCCATAAATTGCTGATGTGCTTCTGGGCTTTCAAAGTAACTGTGAACATAATTTCCGAGGAGAAGAGGGGTTTCATCCCTCTCTTCTACCCATTCTCCACTATCAAGGGCAAATGCTTTCGCTTGGCATTGCTGATAACGTTTGAAGCGTGAATTGGTCAACCAGCTTGTGTCCTGGTAGTAGTTCTCTTGTGTTAGTTCTTCCATGTGTCCTACTCCTTAACGTTGATAGTGTTACCTTCAAATAGGCTCACTTCTTCCAAAACTTCGCCCGTTTCTTCGTCAAAGTCTGGAATCTCATCTGCAGGGTAGCTTGTATCTGTGGTTGTCACTTCAGGCTCAATGGCCTCTTTTTTCTTACGAGGTGCTTTTTTAGGTTTTTCAGGCTCTTGAACTTCTGGCACTTCTTCAGGTTCGACCACCTCGCCCATGATAGCGTCCAGCGTTTCTACTGGTTCACTTGGAGTGATGTCCTTAACATTGCGCTCATTGTTGTACTCGTTCGCAGTAGTTCGATTGACTGCATCGATAAATAAGTCGCTGTCGTCCGATGTATTGAAAAAATCTTTTGCAGCACGCTCAATAATCGTACGCTTGGCCATTTCTTGAGGAAATTTATTTTGAACGCTCTTGTTTTTGGATTGAGACCACGAAACGTCTATCTCTTCTTTTGTCATGATTGTGAGGATTTTCTCTCCGTCTGCTCTTTCAATCACACAATAGGCGCCTTCAATTGGATTATTTTGGTTTTTCCAATTCGACTTGTGGCTGACGAATTTCCAACGCCCGTCGATTACCTCTGCCTCGAACTCGTCACCTTCATAGATGATTTTGGCATAAATATCTTTGACTGTAGATAGTTGCTTAACCACTTTCATGGTCCCGAAATATGAACGCTCAAGCGTCGCTTTGTTCCCATAAGGGATAAAATAGCATTGTGTCTTAGCTGGGCTCAACCCTTGCACAACCATGTCAAGCAAGGCATTATAGACACTATCAGGTGTGCATTTTTCTAGCAAGTTACCGCTAGATGAGTTTTTAAGGGCATAGTAGGCTGAACTTAGAGCGTTACTTACGCTATAATTTGGTGCGATTAGCAAGCCTTCGCCTTTCATGGCTTCAATTCGTGTTGCAACATTTGATGTGATTTGTTTTTGTGTTAATTCGTTCATTTCTTTCTTCCTTTCGTTTTCTTCAAGTTCCAATTTTCACGCTTCAAGCGTTTATTTTCGTTTTGCAATTTCAAAATAATATCTTGTTGCTCGTTAATGATTTCTCCGAGCTCTTGTCCAAGATGGATATAATCGGAGCGCCACCGCCTGATTTCTGCTTGTAGTTCTTCAATCATGTTCTAACTTCCAATACTTATCTAAATCCACGGCCATGACGATTGACAAGTTCTTCTGCTCGGTCAAAATCTGCCGTCTGTAAGGCGCCAGGCCTGTTTGTCGCTCTTCCTCGTTTTTAGGAAGATAGTAGCCATTCGGTTTAAACTTCTTAGCTACAATCGGATGTCTGAAGTTTACCCTTAGACTTTCAATTACCTGCTCAAGCATACGCTTTGACAAGCCTGTCTCCTTTCGGATATCTAATGCCGTGATAGGCTCTTCAAAACTGGCTCGGTTGATAATCAAGTTTAAAACTTCAATTTCAATCGAATTCATTTCTCTACTGATCATGTGTGCTCCCTTTCGTTTTTTAAATTTCATCACCTACATAGCGCCATTGGCCACAACCAATATATACATACAACTCTGGGTCGAGTTCTTCTCGCTCTTCAGGTGGTTCCATCATGTCCCTGTCGTAGTTAAATAATCCGTCCATCTAGTCGGTCCTCATACTTTCTCCAAAGTTTAGAAACTTCCTTCAGGTACTTCTTGATGTCATTCTTTTTGTACCAATCTAGGCGCTTGCGTTCGTTGACTGATACGCACGGATAGAGCTTATTCTCAATCTCTGGTATCGTCATCTTCTTCTTGCTCCTCTTCTTCGTTATCTTTAGCTTTAACTAGGATTTCTAATCGTTTTGTGGCTTCATCTACTGACTTGCCGTCTAAAATATCCTTGATCATGTGGCTTACATCGTGCATAGTTTGAGCCTTCGCCTTGCCTTTTTCGGTTTCTGGCATTAAGCCAATATCTTGCAGAGCTAGAAAAGCTAAACTGAAAGTGTGTAATTCTTTCTGAAGTTGTTCAATTTTCTTGATTGTTTTGATTGCTTTTAGTACGTTAATCATGTTGTTCTCCTTTTTTCTTTATTCTCCGACTTTCCAAATTCGGCAACGTGACTCAATTTCTGGTAGTTTTTCATTTTGATAAACCCAATCGTTACCATGAGCACCTGATGCGATGTAAGATATAGATTTTAAGTAATCAATCGCTTCTCCTTTTGTTTCAAAAACTCTTGCAATATAGTCTTGGTGCCCCGTCGGTAAGAAATCCCTCCCTATAATGCTGAAATCCTCGTTTCCAGTTTCGGTATTCTTGACATAGATTGATATAATGTACATCTAATTTTCTCCTTGTTGTGTTCCCTTTTGATTTAATTGCTCTTTTTCTTTGTAGATGGCCAATCGTTGCTTCAGGTCGTAGTTTTCTTGTTCTGTCATAAAGCGACGTTTGCGATCTTCATTAAGGTCATTCATAAGCTCGATTGCGACCTCTCTCCAGTCAAGGTTGATTACCTTAAAAAAGCGTTCATATTTGAGTTTAAATTTAGTAAATAGTTTCATAGTTGCTCCTTTTTAAATTGCAGTTTTCTGCCAATTTTCGTGATACCATTCAATCACGGCATCCCTTGGATATTTTTCACGCTTACCCTCAATTCGTGGAAAGTCTGCGTGTCGATTAAACCGTTCATCAAATGTCGTCGTGTCCTTTGTTCCAAGGAGCATCTCGGAGCATTGTGACTTGTTTAGTTCCATTGGATAACGTTTCTTTTCATCCGTGATAACATTCATCACTTTCAACGTCCTATCCATCAATCCAGCTTCAAACTGGTCTAGCATTTGCATCATTAGTTCATTCATGTTATAATTCCTTTAGAAAAATTTTGTTGTGCGCCTGATTGCCGTCAGGTGCTTTTTTGTTATTTGATTTCATCTAATGCGTACAGTCGTTCAATGGTTGTACGCTTTTTCCATAGACAAAAGCACATTCCAAAAATATTGATTTGAATCCACGCTTCAGCGTAATCTTTCCCATCGCTTGCATAATGAGTTATATAATGATGTATCATATATTTTCCTTTCTAAATTTGGTATAATAAAGGTAATAAAATGATTGGAGAAATCTTATGGATTATCAAATTCTTATTCAACCTGCAATTAGTGTTATTTTTGCAATAATCTCAGGGTTATGGTCATATATCGCATCAAAAGCTAACAATAAAGCTGAGATTGAAAAACAAGCTAAAGAGCATTCACATATCGTAGAAAAACTTGAAAAAGAATTTCATTATCAGATAGATACTCTCAAACAGCAACATGCCTTGGAACTTGAAAAAGTCAAGCAAGCTCATGAATTACGGTTGCAAGAACTTGAGAAAGTGTCTCAACTAGATGCCGAAACCGACAAAGCTATGAAAATAAACGATCTTGCCTACAAAGTTTTAGCAGGTGAGGTTGATTTTGACAAAGCTTTAAACATAGCTGATAAAGCAAGTAGTCACAAACAAAAACTAAATAAAAAATTTATCCAAAAGACTTCTAAAAAATCATAAATTAAATTTATTTCTAATTCTTTCAAGCTCATCATCTTGTGTTTTTTTATACTCGTTGATGCGCTTTTTTCTATCTCTTTTGCTAGCATAGTATGTAACAAAGCCGACGATAGTATTAACGATGATAGTAAAGTAAAACCATTCTAATTCATTCATGTTTACCCCTTTCCCATTTCTGCAAAGTCCTAAATTGAAATTTCTCTCTTTTATTTATTAAGAGAAGTAGGACTTGTTGTTAGTTAATATTTATTGTTATTTAATACTTGTTGTTAGTTAATACTTATTAGTGTAAAAAGTTTGACATGAAAAAGTTTGACATGAAAAAGTTTGACATGAAAAAAACTTAAATCTCAAAAGTTGAATCACTAATCGCTTTATCAAGTCGCTGTAGCATGATGTCAAACTGAAAATCAGATATTTTCCTATCAGAAAAAAATCGAAATACGTGGCTTCCTCCACGGCCTGGAGGTTTCCGCCTAACTTGACGCAAATATCCAGCCTCTTCCAAAATTTTGAAGTATTTGCTAATAGTCGGACGACTAACACCTTTGCGCTTGGCTATTTCTTCTGGATAGACTTGCCAGTTAGGGTGATTAGCTAGCACCACCATCATGATGCCAACAGCTGTGAAGTCCAGTTTAGGATCATTGATAAAGCTATTACTAACAGCTGTATAGTCATCAGTTGGATTCCTGAAAGATAAACTGGCAATCCAAATTTTTAAAATCTGTCATACGCTCTCCTCTCTCTTTGCTTATTTTCAATCATTCTTTCTTATTTTTAATTGCCCACGTTTCGTGGTCTTAAATCTGAAAAAATTTCGCCAATATCTTTTTCTAAAATATCAGCGATGATAAACATTTCGTCTGATTTAAAAGCACGTTGCCCCTTCTCTTTCTGACGGTATGCCGTTTCAGAAATTCCGAGTTTCTGTGCTAATTCTTTTTGCGTAAGCCCTTTTTCTTTTCTTAGTTGATAAAGATAAATTTGCACGTTCCTACCTCCTTTATATTAATAATATCCTCTGTTTTTTATGATATAATAAAATCAAAAACGAGGTGATTTTGTTGTTTAGTTTGATTGATATTTTGAATGTTTCTGCTGCATGGATTGGAGCCATTACTGGTGTTGTTAGCTTGATTTACTCTTTAAAAGTCAATAGAGTGAAATTGAACATTTCTAATTTCCGTAAAGCAAGAATGAACGAATACTCTTGCTATCAGTACAGCTTTGTTTTGTCTAACCAATCAAATTCAGATGTTCTAATCAAAAATATCCAACTGTTTGACAAAAACGGAAAAGAAATTTTTGACAACGGATTTAATCCAGCCACTGCTATTCCTGAGAAGAAACCAGATCCATTTGGTTTAGTTAGCGGTACGCAGACATTATTTAATGTCGATTGGTACTCTGAACCATTTGAAGATGAGATAGAATTAAATCCATACTCATTCCAGAAGTTGTCATACTACCTAAACGAACCACCGCATACTATCAAAATTAAAACCAACAGACAAATTCATTATCTTTCTAAAAATAAATCAATCCATCCTATCTTTAATAAAGCAAAATAGATTTATTAAAGCACAAACTACATTTACGCTTGTCACTATGATTAGAGCAATATCGTTCATTATATTTTCCTTTCTAACATTTTAGAAATGATTTCTACATCTAAGTCGTCTAGTTTCAACTGGTCGGCTTTTTGGTTTAAACGAGCTTCGATGGCTTGGTTGATTTCAAACCATTCACGTACTGTAAATTGGCTTCTGAATTTCAGGAATTCCTTTATTGTTTCTTTCATACCGTCTCACTTTCCAGCGCCCTGAGTTCTATCTCATGGCTGACTTGTTTTAATAGCTTCTCACACGCTATTTTAGCTTCTCTGTATGTTGTATTCTCACTGATGAAGTAATCAGCAAGTTCAATGATTTTATCTTCCATCAATACCTCCTATATCAGCCCCAAGACTGATGTAATATCCTCCTAAATTGCTATAATAATCTTGACTGAGACCTCTCCCCGTTTTAGTCAAAATTTCAATAGAAGGAGGTTCAAAAAATGAGTAAGCTTAGCCCTAAGCCAAACCACGTTGTTAAGAAACTAACTTGGTCAGACCTTGATAACATTCTGATATCTGCTTTTACAGAGTCAGCGACTGATCATCCTAGTGCAGTAATACGATTATCTGATTTTGAAATGTCTAAAGCTGAAATTATCGAAGAAGCAATTGCACAAGGTTACACAGTTATTGACAATTCTGATGACTTCTTAGAGTTTGAATAGCGTCAGTCAAATATGATATGTTAGTACTATTTGCTTCAACATATCTTTTTAATTTAGCAATCTGTTCATCGGATTGCTTTTTTCTTTTTCCGCTATACGGATACCGTTTTGGTCTCATTCTCCCTCTCCTTTCTATTATTTTCTTATTTTTCGCTCTATGAGCAACAGCTAGGAGAGGAATCGCACCTCTCTACGCTACCCTAGCTTGTTTAGCCTCTTCAACCTTTTCAAGAACTAAGATTGTAAGAGCCATTTCTTGAAAATCTTTGTCATCAAATCCAATGACGTCGCCGTAAACTCTGATGGCTGTTAGTAGTGTGTTATACAATGCGTACATATCATCTGATGATAGTTTTTCACGATCTAGGATTTCTCCTAATTTAAGTGAGCGCTCTCTGCGATTATTAACTTGTAAGATTTCTTTTGCTAGTGCGATTTGTTCTTGTGTTGTAAGTCCTTTAGTCATTGTTTTTCTCCTACTTGTTTTTGTTATTTCCTTAAGCTTGATTATATTATAGCACACGTTTCGTGGGCTGTCAACACTTTTTTTACGAAAAAATAAAAAAAGTTTTCTTTTCGTGGGTTTTATGTTATACTTTACTTATAGAAAAACAAAAAGGACTCAATCATGAATAAAGAAGAAATTGCCATTATCATAGGCGAAAATATAAAGCAATATAGGCTTCAAAATGGTTGGACTCAACAAGAATTGGGGGCTAAGATAGGGATAAGTAAAAATGCTATCGGGAATTACGAAAAAGGTTTTAGATCTCCTAAAAAGGATACAATGTTTGACTTAGCAAATGTTTTCAACGTTTCAATTGATGACCTTTTCCCTCCGATTCAAAAAGGCTCTTCTTCTAATACTTCCTCAATCCAAACCATCTACGACCAACTAGCACCACCTAGGCAAAAAAAAGTCCTGACCTATGCAGAGAGGCAACTGTATGAGCAGAGAAGCGAAGATAATACGAAGAAAAACGAAGTATCGGAAGTCATTCAGCTTTATAGCTACGACTACTATGACCACCCAGCTTCCGCAGGTACAGGCCAGTATTTGAATGATGTACGAGTGGAACGGATAGAGTTGCCAGTAGATGTTGATGCCGATTTTGTTATTCCCATCAAAGGTGACTCCATGGAGCCTGACTATCACGACGGCGACCTGGTATTCATTCAGACCAGTGTCGACTTGAATGACGGTGTTATCGGAGTGTTTAATTACAACGGTGATGCTTACATCAAGCAGCTAGTGATTGACAAAGAACAATCTTACCTTCACAGCTTGAATCCAGCTTACAAAGATATGCCAATCACACCAGAGACGGATTTCCGAATTATTGGCGAAGTCGTGGATTTGTATAGGGAGAAATAACATGAGTAACGAAAGCAGACCAATGGAAGTGATTAAACACAACCTAGATTGCAAATGCCATAGACGGAGATAGTGGATTAGAGTCAATGACAAGTGGCACGCTATCGAGTTTTCAGTAGATGACCCAAATGATCCACCTATGACAGAGGAAGAGAAAGCCAACGTGGCCTTAATTCTTCAACAACACTTATCGAAAGAATAAAACCAACTGTTTCAAAAATTGAAGTAGTTCAAACAAAAAAGCCCCACGCTCTCAAACTTTGGCGAGTCTGAGCGTGAGGCAATCAGGGTAGTAAAAGGCATTAAATGGCCCGTTTTACTATACCCATTTTATCAAGAAATGAGGTGAAAAGCAAATGGCATACTTTAGAAAAAGGGCGAACGGTTGGGAGTACCGCATATCTTACAAGGATACAGACGGAAAATATAAGCAGAAATCAAAAAGCGGGTTTAAAACAAAAAAACTAGCACAAGTGGAAGCTTTGGAAGTTGAGCAAAAACTTTCTCAAAACATACTGACAGATAAAGATGTTACTTTGTATGATTTTGTTAAAATGTGGTCAGACGTATACAAGCGCCCACACGTTAAAGATAAAACTTGGGGCACATACACCAAAAATCTGAAGCATATTACAACCTATTTTGGAGATTTGAAAGTAAAGGACATAACACCTTTATATTATCAAAAAAAGCTCAATGAGTTTGGCGAGAAATACGCTCAAGAAACGCTTGAGAAATTCCACTATCAAATCAAGGGCGCTCTGAAAGTGGCAGTCAGGGAGCAAGTGATCAGTTACAACTTTGCTGAAGATGCAAAAGTTAAATCACAAATAGAAACTAGGTCAGAAGAAAACGACTTTTTGGAAGAAAGCGAATATAAGGCTCTAATTTCGTCCACACGCTCGAATATACAGTACGTGTCCTATTTTACCCTCTACTTACTTTCGGTCACTGGTATGCGCTTCTCTGAGGCTATGGGGCTTACTTGGAGTGACATAGACCTGCAGAACGGGATAATAGATATAAACAAGTCCTTTGATTATTCAAAAACGCAAGATTTTGCAGATTTAAAAAATGAGAGTTCAAAAAGAAAAGTCCCGATAGACAAAACCACGATTGAAACGCTGAAAACTTATAAAAAGAAATATTGGCAAGCAAACATTAAAAACCGTGTCTGTTTTGGAGTTTCAAACTCAGCGTGTAACAAGCTGATAAAAAAGCTTGTTGGCCGTCCAGTAAGAAACCATAGCTTACGGCATACTTACGCATCATACCTGATATTTAAAGGGATAGACATCGTAACCATATCAAAGCTATTAGGTCACGAAAGTCCAGATATAACCTTAAAGGTCTACTCGCACCAGATGGAAGCACTAGCGGATAAAAACTTTGAGCAGATAAAAGAAATATTCTTAACGGCTTAA